CCATATGAAATGGTAGCAAGATATAAGAACAATGAGATCAAACCCATAGTATTACCCAACTTAATCGTAGATGTAGCAAAGAACTTTAACAATGCATACATCTTATGTGAAGTAAATGATATAGGTGGACAAGTAGCAGATATTATACAGTATGATCTAGAGTATGAAAATTTACTCATGGCATCTATGCGTGGTAGAGCAGGACAACAACTAGGTCAGGGATTCTCTGGTAAAAAGACACAACTAGGTATCAAGATGTCAACTGCCACAAAGCAAGTTGGATGTTCTAACCTCAAAGCATTGATAGAAGAAGATAAACTAATCATACCAGACTATGATACTATTGCAGAACTAACTACATTCATAGCAAAAGGACAATCATTCCAAGCGGAAGATGGATGTAATGATGACCTAGCAATGTGTTTGGTTATATTTGGATGGATGGCAATGCAACCATACTTCAAAGAGATGCATGATAACGATGTTCGTGCGCGGATATTTGATGATCAAAGGGATGCTATTGAACAAGATATGGCACCTTTTGGGTTCGTAGATGATGGTCTTGGAGGTGACCAATTCCAAGATGCTCAGGGGGATGTCTGGAAAGTCGCGGAATATGGAGATAAATCTTACATGTGGGAGTTTAGGTAACGTTTCATTTTTATAAATATCTTATAGACAACCAGAATTTACGGACCTACACAGGAGAAATTTAACATGGCAGCAAATCAATCTAGTCCTGGAGTTGTTGTACAGGAACGAGATCTGACCACTATCACTACCCTTACAACCGCAAACACGGGAGTAATCGCAGCACCTTTTGAACTAGGTCCTGTCGAGGAGATAAAGAATATTGGTACAGAAAGAGAACTTGTAGCAACATTCGGTGAACCAAATGAGTACAACTATGAGTATTGGTATACTGCAGCGCAGTTCCTATCATACGGTGGACTTCTCAAAGCGGTTCGTACAGATAGTTCAGCACTAAAAAATGCAGTTAACACAGGTACTGCAGTTAAGATTAAAAATCTACAAGACTACGAAACAACTTACCTAAACGGTTCTAACACTTGGAAGTGGGCAGCAAGAACTCCTGGTACTAAAGGAAACTCAATCGGAATCTTCATCACAGATGCAGGTGCTGATCAAATTGCTGTAGTTCCTGCACCTGGCTCAGGTAACGATCACGAGTTTGTTTCTGGTGAAGCACTAAGTGCAACATCTGGTGCTGCAGGTAAGGTCTTTAAGTACAGTGTATTATTAACAGTTGGATCTGTTGTAGGATCATTCGTTCCTGGAACAACAACTACAATCAGTATTTCTGGTTCTGCACAAACAGTTAACGTATTAGCATACGATGCAGACAACGGAAAGATTGAAATCGGAATGCCTTCTGGTGGTATTACTGGTATCATTGCTGATGGTCAAACTATCACTCAAGGTTCTAACACTGCTGTAATCGGCACATCTGGTATCGAAAGAAGAGTATATATTGCTAAAGATAAAGGAAGTATCGACTTTGCTGCAGCAGATAGCATTGCAGATACAAACTCTACTGCTGTTTCAATCAGTTCAGTCAGAGTTGAGTATGATGAAAGAGAGTACCTACCTTCACAGAAGTGGGTAAACGTTGCTCCTAGACCTGGAACTTCATCCTTTGCAACTGCTAATGGTGGATTCAGAGATGAAATGCACATCCTCGTCATTGACGTTGATGGTAAGATCACAGGTAACGCAGGAACATTACTTGAAAGATATATCGGTGTTTCTAAAGCAGTTGATAGTAAGTCATCTGTAGGAGAAGCAAACTACTATGTCGAAGTTGTACAGCAGAAGTCTGAGTACATCTATTGGGGAGAGCACGAGACAGGTTTATTTGATGTAGATGCTTCTAGTGGAGTATTCGGTGGAGCATCAACAGTATCCTTCGATCTATTCCTCAGTTCAGCAGGTTCTACTGACTATCCTGCAGGTGCAACCACAGTTGGTTCAAAAGGAAACGCAACATACTACTATAGATTAGAAAGTGGTGCTGACTACGCAATTGGATCTGGAGAGTACACAGTTGCTCAAGGTGATGTAACTACAGCATACGGACTACTAGAAGATCCTGAGTCACAAACAATTGACTTCATTCTTACTGGTCCTTCTGGTTCAGATGATGCAGCAGCACTTGCTAAGATCACAGCACTAGTAAGTATTGTTGAGGAAAGAAGAGACTGTATGTTATTTGTATCACCTAGAAGAGGAAACTTAATCGGTGTATCAAGTGCAGCAACACAGACAGACAATCTAATCGCATTCTTCGATCAGTTACCTTCAAGTAACTACATGGTATTTGATTCTGGATACAAGTACATCTATGATAAGTACAACGATGTATACAGATACGTTCCATGTAACGGTGACATCGCAGGTTTATGCTTACAGACAACTGAGGTTTCAGAACCATGGTTCTCACCTGCAGGTTTCCAACGTGGTGTTATTAGAAATGCTATCAAACTAGCATACACACCTAATAAGACACAGCGTGACAGACTATATTCTGCAAGGGTGAACCCAATCGTATCATTCCCAGGTCAGGGTATCGTATTATTCGGTGATAAGACTGCTCAAGGATTTGCATCTGCATTCGATAGAATCAATGTAAGACGTCTATTCCTAACAATCGAAAGAGTTATCTCAGGTGCTGCTAAGGCACAACTCTTCGAGCAGAATGATGAGACACAAAGAGGATTCTTCCTTAACATTGTCGAACCATATCTCCGTGACGTACAAGGACGTAGAGGAGTTACAGACTTCTTAGTCAAGTGTGATGAGAGCAATAACCCACCTGAGTCAGTAGACAGAGGAGAGTTTAATGCAGAGATCTTTGTTAAACCAACAAGAACTATTAACTACATTACACTAACCTTCGTTGCTACCAGAACTGGCGTCGCATTCACGGAAGTTGCTAACTAAAACGTAAACAAAAAGCTCTGAAAATACGCTTTGTTCTAAATAATAGGACAAGGCGTATTTTATTGAGATTTTAACATGTCAAGTATTTCAGAATTTAAATCAAAAGTCGCTACAGATTTCGCAAGACCTAATCTGTTTGAGTGTACTTTGAACTTCCCAGAAGTCAGTGTAGCAAATGGAACTGCACTTACTGACCTAGGTAAGTTTACAGTTAAGGCAGCAAACCTACCTGCCACACAGTTAGGCACAATCGAAGTTCCTTACAGAGGAAGAGTTTTAAAGATTGCGGGAGATCGTACCTTTGAACCTTGGACAATCACTGTGATGAACGATAAGAACTTCAAACTAAGAGATGGTTTCGAGAAGTGGACTGAATCTATCCAAGCATACAGTCAGAACGTAACTACATCTGGTATCAACATCAATAACTATTTTGCTGATATGTTTGTGGTACAACTAGATAGAAACACTGGTGGTAAGACAACACCATCCGCAGGTGGTACAAGTGATAGTGCTAAAGGTATACCTCATAAAGAACTAAGAGGATATAGATTTGTAGATGTATTCCCAACAAACATCTCCGCTATTGATCTAGATTTCGGAAGTAATGACGCAATCGAAGAGTTCACTGTAGAGATGCAAGTACAATACTGGGAAGTTTCTCTCAGAGGACCTGGAAAATAACGTTTCAGAAACTACCTAAATAAGGTAGGACCAATAAGACTATAGTATAAAATGTCTCAACTCTTCGGATTTTCACTCCAGAGAGCAAAGAAGGTTCCTAAGGGACCTTCTTTTGTTCAGAAGGATAGTATGGATGGCTCGCAACCGATTGTCGGTGGCGGGTACTATGGGTATTCTGTTGATTTTGATGGGACTATTCGTAATGAATATGAACTAATCACACGTTATCGTGAGATGGTTCTCCAACCAGAATGTGACAGTGCAGTAGATGATGTCGTCAACGAGACGATATGCGGTAACTTTGATGACGTACCAGTCGAACTAGAGTTATCAAATCTCAAAGTATCAGATAAAATTAAAAAGTTAATGCGGGATGAGTTTGATGAAATACTCCGTCTCCTTGACTTCGATAACAGATCTTATGAGATCTTCCGTCGTTGGTATGTTGACGGTAGATTATTTTATCATAAGGTAATAGATCCCGCTAATCCTGGCGAAGGTTTAAGCGAACTAAGATATATCGATCCACGCAAGATTCGTAAAGTCACTGAGTATGAAGCGAAAAAACCGCAACAACTTCAAGGTCAAGTAGATCTTAATCAGCAACTTACAACATCTTCAGCATCATATTATCTCTATAATCCTAAAGGATTAAAGAATGCAGGTAATCAGGGTATGAAAATTGCACCTGATTCAATCACTTATTGTCATTCTGGTATACAGGATCTCAATAAGAACATGGTGCTATCGCACCTACATAAAGCGATCAAGGCAGTTAACCAACTCCGTATGATCGAAGACTCTCTGGTTATCTACCGACTGAGTAGAGCACCAGAACGTCGTATATTTTATATCGACGTTGGTAACTTACCTAAGAACAAAGCGGAGCAATACCTTCGTGAAGTTATGGGTAGGTACAGAAACAAGTTAGTCTATGATGCCAATACTGGAGAAATCAAAGATGACAAAAAGTTCATGTCCATGCTCGAAGACTTCTGGTTACCCAGAAGAGAAGGCGGGAGAGGCACTGAGATCACTACGTTGCCAGGTGGACAAAATCTTGGAGAACTTGAGGACGTCAAATACTTCCAGAAGAAGTTATACAAGGCACTCAACGTTCCAAGCTCAAGGTTAGAAACAGAAACTACCTTTAACATTGGTCGTGCTGCTGAAATTACTAGGGACGAAGTAAAGTTCCAGAAGTTCATCGCACGTCTCCGCAAGAGATTCTCGGAACTATTCCATGATCTCTTAAAAACACAACTCATTCTGAAAGGTGTTATCACCATTGAAGAGTGGGAGGATATGAAAGAACATATCCAATATGATTACATTGCTGATAACTACTTTACAGAACTCAAGGAGATTGAGATCCGTAATGAAAGAATGAATCAGGTAAACGTAATGGATCCTTATGTTGGTAAATACTTCTCAGTTGAGTATATACGAACACAAGTTCTCAAGCAAACAGCACAGGAGCAAAAGGAAATTGACAAACAGATTGAATCTGAGATGGAATCTGGTGTTATACCTGATCCTTCAGCAGAAATGGATCCTTCTATGGATCCTAATGCTGCCCCTCCAGAGGAGGCAGGAGGAGCACCCCAAGAGGAAGTTCCGCAACCAGATCCGAGCGATGCACGCAGAGGGGAGATCTAAATGCTAAATAGTATACAGTAGGAGTTATTATGCCTAGCGAAATTGCACAACAAATCGTCAACCAAATCTTTGGTGACGAAAAAGCAAAAGCAGTTGATTCGGTAAACGATGCCTTATCTGCTGCTGCATACGACGCAATCCAAGCAAGAAAACTTGAGTTTGCTAAAACTATGGGATTTGAGTTGGACGATACCGCACAAGATGCTGCAGATGAAGTTGCAGATAATCTACCTGACGGTACTGAGGCACCACCAGAACCAACACAAGGTAATGTTGA